ACCAGGTCGCCGGACACCGGATCGCCGTTGCTATCGAACACCGTCTGATAGGGCGCCGGCATCACGGTGCCGAAGTTGCTCATGCGATCACCTTGCCCTCAGCAGGCAGAGAAAAGATCCGCGACGCGATGACTTGCACGGTAACTCCTTGCCGCGTGCGTGGCCCGGCGCTTGCTTCGGCCCCAGCCGGATGACGGCGCCCCAACGCGTCCACCGGCTCGAGGTGTCCTTTTGGACCCTCGTGATCCTGTTGCTCATCGGCCTGTCGTGGGCCTTCATTTCGGAGCCGCCGTCTCCCGATCCGCCGCATGCGGTAATGCCCATGGACCCGCCGCCGCGGCCGGTGTGGCGCGTGCCGCGTTGGCCACCGTGGCCCATGCTGCCTGCGCCGCAGCCGCGCCGGACCCGGTGGGCGCCTTCATCGACAGCGCCAGCGCCCGATTGACCAGGCTCACGCCTTGCGGCGTCGTCAGGAACTTCGCCAGCGCGTAGCCGCCGGCCTGCGTATACAGCGAGAGCAGCGGGCTTGGGATGATCGCCGCGGCTTGCGCGGCGAGCGAGGCCGTGTAGCCCGAGCCGGACGGGTTCGGATTTTTCGCGATCCGCTTCGCCAGCGTAAAGAACTGATCGAGCCGTTGCACCTGCAGCGGGCCGCCAAAGAGCGCCCGTTTCGTGTTCGGCCCCAACTTCTGCCACTCGGCATACAGCGCGTCGCCGTGATCGAACCGGCCTTCTTTGGTCGCCCGCGCCAGCCACTCCTCCATCTGCGCCCGGCCGACTTCCGGCAGACTCTCCGGCGCGTGCCGTTGCACATCGCGGAGGAACGCGATCCCCGCATCGTGATCCGCCGTCAGGAGCCGATACGATCCGACGGGCTCCTCCCGCAGCCGCCGCAGGATGGCCCCGGCGTCGGGCTGCGTCGCCCGCGTGAACACGTTGTCCACACGCGCGACCTGCGCGTCGTTGCCAAACAGGCGCGTCTTGGTTTCAGGGCCGAGCGCCTGCCACGCCTTGAGCCGCGCCTCCGGCGTCAGGTCGGCCCACTCCGTCAGCTTCGCCCGCCCGAGCTCGGAGAGGCTGTCCGGCGCCTGTTTGGCAAACGATCGCAGAAACTCCACGTTTGCATCGTGCGGTTGCGTCAACTTCCGGAACGCCCCGACGGGCTCGTCGCCGAGCTGCTGGAGAACGCCGCCGGCCTGATTCTGCGTCGACCGCGTCAGCCAGTCCTCGAGCCGCGCGACCTGCGCGTCGTTGCCAAACAGGCGCGTCTTGGTTTCAGGGCCGAGCGCCTGCCACGCCTTGAGCCGCGCCTCCGGCGTCAGGTCGGCCCACTGCTCGAGCATCCCGCGCCCGAGCGCCGGCATGGTGCCCGGCGCGTAGTCGCTCACCCCGCGGAGCAATCCGACGCTTGCATCCTGCGGCTGCGTCAGCTTCCGGAACGTCCCGACGGGTTCGTCGGGGAGCGCCTTGACGAGATCCGCCGCGCCGTATTTGGCCACGGTCGCTTGCCGGCCGGCCTCGAGCGCGTTCACTGCGTCCGGTCCGGCTTTCGCGACGGCGCGATCGACGGCCGCGCTCAGGCGCTTGACGACCGTCGCGGCCACGCCTTGCCCGGCGGTCCGGACGTCGGGGATCTCCGACCGCGCCATCGCCTTGAGGTCGCCGAGCGCCGCATCCACGATCGACACGGACTCCACGTCCGGCCCGCGCATCAGGCGATCGAGCGCGGTGAGCGCCCGCGCTTTGTCACCCTGGAGCGGCACCAGTTGACTCTCCCGCAGCAAGCGGTCGTAGAGCGGTTGCAACATCTGCTTGTCGGTCGCGAGGTTGACCGGCAGCGCAACGTCCCGCGTCCCGCCGAGCAGCGGCGCCCCCGGATCGAGCGGCGGCCCGTTCAGGCTGCCCGACGACCGCAGCCGATCCTGCGCGACTTTGAACGCGCCGCGGCTCGCGTTGTTCCACTCGCCCGTCTCGAGGGTTTTGGTGATCGCGGCTTGCACGTCCCCGCGCGTCAGGTCCGCCGTGCCGGGCGCTGCCTGGAGAATCTCGTGATAGACCGGCGCCCCGGCGCCGCCCGTGCCCTCGACGTGCTCGAGCGAGGAGCCGTACTTGCCGGGCTGCAACAGGTAGGGTGTATACGGCTGCGCGTCGAGCTCCGCCTCCATCTGCCGCATCACCAGGAGCTCGGGCGCCGTCGGGCCGCGCCCGCCGACCGTCTGCGCCCATGTCTGGATTTCCGGGTTCGTGTCGCCGGCCGCAGACTCGACGCCCGTCGTGAGCTTGCCGAGAATCGAGCGGAACGCCGACGAGCCGGGCGGCGCGGTCATGACGCGTTCCGTATGCGTGGGATCAGCCTCGATCGCCCGCAGCGCGTCGTACTGCGCCGTCGCGGCGTCGTGCAAGGTGCGCACGGCGCCCTGCATCCCGGCCTGCGTCGCCGCGCCGGCCGTTTCCGGCGTCATCGGCTGCGGATGGACCTGCTCGGCGAGCGTCTGCCCTTCGGCCGTGCGCGCCGCGTCAAATGCCTGCGTCGCGGCGCCAATCCGCGCCTGCGCCGCCGCGCCGGCCGTCTCCGGCGTCATGGGTTGCGGATGGACGTCCTGCGTGAGCGCCGCGCTCTCGCCGGCCCGCGCCGCGTCTTCCGCCTGCGTCGCCGCCGCGAGCCGCTCGCGCACCGCGAGGCCGGCCGTTTCGGCGGTCATCGGCTGCGGATGGACGTCGCTGGCGAGCTGCCGGCCGACCCGCGTCAACGCCGCCGCCTGCGCCGCCTTGAACCGGCCCATCGGCAGCGAACCGCCCAGCGTATGAGCGGCCACCGCTTCGAGCCCGGCGACGGCCGGATTGCCGCTCGCGACCCCCGCACTAAGCGGGATCCCTTCGGCCTCGGCGAACGCGGTCGACGCCGCCTGCTGCGCCGCGGGGAGCGCCGGGCCGGCCCGCTGCGCCGCCGCCGTCCGCGCCGCCGCCGCCTCCGCAATCGCCTGCGGGCCGAACGTCGCCAGCCCGATCCCGAGTGCGTCCGCGCCGCCGGCCACCCACTTGCCGACCGAGAACAAGTCACTCGAACGATCGAGCCCCGGACCAATCACGGGAATCAAATAATTGACGAAGTGCCGCGCCGCCGACAGATAGTCGCCCTGCTGATACGACCGCACGGCCCGGTCAAATACGGCCCCTTGGGCCGCGCCGATGTTTTTGATCGCATTCAGCGGGCCGAATTGCTGCGCGCCCCGATCCGTCAGCCCCGGCGACACCGCGCGCGCGACGACTTCCGGCATCACCGCGCGGCCGATCACCATCGCCCCCGCGATCGGATTTTGCGCCCACAGATGCGAAATGGCCGTCCCCAAGCTATTCGGGTCGATCGTGGGATTGCCGAGCGCGTCCCGTTCGTTCGTGGTCCGGAAGTCTGGCGCCGCGACCTCCCGCGTCCAGCCGGGCGGGGGCACCTCCGGCGTCCAGGCCGAGGCGGCGGCCGGCGCCGCGGGCGTGACCGGCTCCGGCGTCCAGCCTTGCGGCTCCGCCATCAGCGCACCGTCCAGCCGGGCGGCAGCGGCGTGCCGAGCGGCGCCAGATGCGGGTTGCCGGCCGGATCAAACGCGCGCATCTGGCCCGGCGGGACCGGCGGGAGGACAGGCGCCGCGGGCCTCGCCACCGGTGACACCGGCCCGCCGCCGCCGATGGCCATCCGCCCCTGAATCAGCTTGATCTGATCCCCCGTCGACAACAGCCGGTTGCCACCCTCCGCCTTGAGCGCGCGGATGGAGGCAATCATCTGCGCCACGGTCGCATTCTGATCGATCAGGGCTTGCGCCTCATGCCGCGCGCCTTCCGTCAGCGCGGCGTTCGTGCCGCTCGCCGAGTTGATCAGCTTCCCGTACTCGTTTTGCACCGACGCCAGATAGGTGCCGATCGACGCCATCGCCGGATCGCCGACGACACGCGTCTGGAACGACCGCAACGGCTGATTGAGGAGCGGCGATCCACTGTCCGGCATCTTGGTGAGTGCCTGCTCGAGCAGGTCAGCGTTGCGGTCCGCCGTGGCAATGTTCGCCGACGCCGCATCGAACACCTTCTGCTGCGCCGTCAGACTGCCCTGATTCGCCTTGTAGAACGCGCGCAGCGAGGGCACGTCCATGCCGGACGACGCGGCGATCGCGCCCACCTTGGCATCGACCGCGGCCCGGATCGCCTGCCCGCGCGCGTCATTGCTCCGGCCCAGGTTGGGGTACTGCCCGGTCTGGATCAACGTGACCGCGTCCTGATAGAGCCCGTTCGGCGTGCGGCCGATCGTCGGATCGACTTTGTTTCCCTCGGCACCCGGTGCTCCCCGCGAGTCGTCGTTCGCCCACGCCGGCAGATTGTTGACCGCCGCCGCCGCCGCGTTTTGAATCGTGATCGACGCCGGCGGAATCGCGCGGACCTGCCCCGTCACATCCTTCCCCTGATACATCCACGTCCCGCCGGATCCGTCCTTCTTCGGCACGTAATCGACCGGCACATCGCCCACGCCAGGGAGGCGCATCGTATGCGTTTGCGCCGGCGCGGGCGGCACCGGCGCCGGCCCCGGCGCCGGCCCGATCGGGACGCCGGCCGCGGTGAAGCGTTGCCTGTCGATCGTGTAGGCGCCCTTGAACTTGTCCGCCGGATCCTCCTGCGCGGGCAGGATCACTTGCCGCGGATCGAAGGGATTGACGAGCCGATCCTCCTTGCCGACCTTGATCGGCGCCACCGTCGACTGCGCCGCCACGCTCTGGAGCGCCTGCTCCGGATTCTCGACGACCTGCGCGAGAAACTGATTGCCCTCTGCCTGCGTCATCAGCCCGCCCTTGATCGCCGCCGCGACGCCGGCCGAGGCCATCGGGAGATAGGATCCCTGCGGGTTCGCCGCCGTCGGCGCCCCGGCCGTCAACACCCCCGACGCGAGCCGCGCGAGCGCGTTCGTGCGATGCTCCGCATAGACCCGCTGCGACTCGCGCGCCTGCGTGATGGCCCCATTGATCGGCTCGATCAGGCCCGCGATCGCCGTCATGTCCGGCGCTTGATGCGGTCCGACCTCCGCGTCCGCCTTGGCCTGCATCTTCTTCGCCATGCCTTGCAGGGTGAACGTCCCGTCCGGATTGATCACGTCCGGATCGTTCATCAAGCTGTTGACCTGCTGCCGCGTCGCGTCGAGCCGGTCCGCCGTCGCGGCCTGGCGCTTGGCGGCGTCGATCTGGAGCGCCCGCTGCTGCGCCTCCTGCGCCCGGATCGGCGCCTCGATCTGCTCCTTCGCGATCTGTCCGGCCACGCCCGACACCGCCTGCCCGATATTCTGAATCGCGCCCGACCAGGCGTTGCCCGTCTGGACCGCGCCCTGCGCCTGCGCCTGCCCGATCGCGAGCGCCGCCCGCGCCTGCGCCTCCGGCCCGGCCCGCATCAGGGACCCAATCGTTTCCACATAGGGGTTCTGAAAACTTTGGTATGTGAACGGCATAGCCCCTCAGCTACTGCAGTGCCGTGATTCTGTAGCGTTCGTCGAATGTGTCATTCCGGTTGTTCCGCCACATGTTGTATTGCTGCAGCCACGTCTGATAGTCATACGAGCGATTCAGATCGCTTTCATGTTGCCCGGCCTGCGCCTGCGTCTGGTAGGCGGTCATTTTCGGCGTGAACTCGTCGACCGACGCCTGATACGCCTGCTTGTAGGGATCGACGTACTGCGTCTGATAATTCGTGTTGTAGGTGTCGGTGGCCTTCTGATACGCGAGCTTGTAGGGATCCTGATACTGCGTCTGATAATTCGTGTTGTAGGTGTCGACCGCGCCCTGCCGCCCGAGCGTGTAGTCCTGCTGCCGCTGCGCCTCGTTGGCCTGCCAGTTCCCAAACGCGTTGCCGCGGGCGAGCGTATAATCCTGCGCCCGCTGCTGATCGTTCGCCTGCCAATTGCCGAACGCATTCGCGCGGCCTGTCGTGTAGTCCGCAGACCGCTGCGCCTCGTTGGCCTGGAACGCGCCGAACGCATTCGCGCGGTTCGTCGTGTAGTCCTGTAAGCGGCGCGTGTCGACGTTCTGAAATTCCTGGCTCGCGGCATTCTGGCCGTAGGTCAAGAAATCTTTGAGCGTGCCGCCGGTATTCGCGACCCCCCGCGCCGCCGCGGAATTGGTGAGCGCCTGGATCCCTTCGTTGACGCGGAACGCATAGGACGGATCCGCGGAGAGATCCGCGGCCGTCGTTGGCGCATACGGGTCGTAGCCGAACTTCTCCCCCGGCGCATAGTCAGCGTAGTTGAACGCTTGCCCCGGTGCGTAGTCGGCGTAATTAAACGCCTGCCCCGGCGCATAGTCCGCATAGCTGAACGCGGGCGGCGGCGTATAGGCGGGCGCCTCGAAGGCCGGCGGCGGCGTATAGGGCGGCGGCGTGAACACCGGCGTCGGCGGGACGTAGGCGGGCGGGCCGGCGTAGCCCCCGTAGCTCCCGCCTGAGGGCAGCGAGGCGGGCGGCGGCGCCGGCGGCGGGATATCGAACCCGCCGGTGCCGGAGCTCGGCGGCGGCGTAGCGCTCGGCGGCGGCGTAGAGGGCGGCGGCGTCTCGGCCGGCTTCTCCGCCGGCGCGGCGGTGTCCCCCTGCCAGCCCAGCACGTTGATCGCACCCTGCCGCGCGTCATCGTGGCTGAGCCCCTGCATCCGCAGGTTTTCGTACGCAATCTCGAGGTCGCCGGGCGCCCCTTTCGTGACGCCATGCTCGGTCCGCCACGCGTTCGAGAACGCGCGCACCTGCTGTATTTCGTCTCCCGTCCACGGAAACTGCGAGCCGCTAAACCCGCCGGGCGGCGCGTTCGGATCCTGGAAGTCAGGCGGCGGTGCGAGTGCCATGCAACCCCCCTGTTATGCGGCGAAGTAATCGCGGACCGTGCGCCGCTGATAGGGATCGACGGCCAACGCCGGATTGGGCGGCGGCGTCCGCGCCGGCGTCGTCCCCGGCGCGGCTGCCGCGGGCGGCGGCTGCATCGCGGCGCCGACGGTGGCCGGAGCCGCGGCCGGCGCTCCGCCGCCGAACTCGTCGGCCTGCGCCAAGCGGCTGTTGAAATACTGCGGATCCCGCGCCCCGAACTCGTTCCATTTGGACGCCCAATAGTCCACCGACGACGGATTCGGCGTCACCCCGCGGGCCTTGAAATACGCCGCCACTTGCGGCGCGATCGGCCCTTGCGCGGCGGAGACGGCCGGCTGCCCCGTCGCCGCGCCGGGCGCCGGAGCGCCACCCGAGCCCGCCGCCGGTGTGCTGCCGGGCGCCGTGGCGCCGCTCGCCGTCAGGATCGAGCGATAGTCGGGGATTGCCATCACCGGACTGTCCCGCGCCGCGACGCCGTATTGGCTGCCGAGCGCGTTAATCGCCCCCGTTCGCGCCGCGCTCGTCGCGTTTTGATAGACCTGCCCCGCGCGCCACTGGTCATAGTTCGCGTGCTGCGTCACATCGGCATCGAGCCGCGCCTGCTCCGCCTGCTGCTTGGTATAGGCGAGTTGATCGGCCGCCGATTGCGACTGCAACTGCGCCGCTTTATTCGACGCGTCCGTTTGCGCCGTCACCGCTTCGTGCGCCGAGCCGGCTTGTCTGTTCGCGGCATAGATGCCGGCGCCCGCCGTCGCACTCGCCCCGACCGCGAGCGCGATGGCCGTGCCCGTGGCTACTGACATACCCCCTCCTCGACGGTCTCGAGCGAGCCCGTCCCGAACACGAGCTGAAGCAGCCGCGCGTCGGCGCCCGCCGTGCCGTAGTTCTCGAAGATGGCGCGCGAGTGAAAGCACGGCGCCGGAAACACCACCAGCCGGCCCGGCGCCGCCGGCACCGTGTGCCACGGCTCCCACTGCGCCAGGTCGCGCCATGCGGCCCACTCCGCCTTGAATTCGGCGTCCGTCGTCGCCGTCGACGCCGTCGCGCCCGTGTCGCGATGCCGCCAGAACCGCGTGCCGTCGTGCAGGCGCGGCTCTGCCGTCAGATAGAGAATCGCCGTCCAGTCGCCCATGTCGCGGTCGGTATGGATGTAATTCGGCTCGACCTGCCCGGCCGGGGACTGCCGGAAGAACGTGAGCGTCGGCTGCGCGTGCGGATAGTGCGCGCGAATCCACGCCGGCAGCGTGTCATCGTCACAGGGCGCGAGCCCGTCGAAGACCGCCGGCCCGATCGCCACCGACCCAAACCGCCGCGCCCGCGCCCAGACCGCGTAGTCCGCCGGCAGGACGGCGTCGTGCACATGGATCGCCGCGACGTCGAGATCCGGCCGCGGCGCCGGGATCGAGCGCAGGGGCGGCGCCGCCGTCGCGACTCGCGCGCGGCACGCGTCCGCCACGGCCTCGAACGGCGTCAGAGACGGCGTCGCCTGCGGCGTGACCGCCGGCGCCTCGACCGCCCGCACATACGCCAGCTCCACGAGCCGATAGCCGCGTCGCTCGTAGAGTCGCCCGACCGCCGGCGACGGCGCCACCATCTGCAATTGCGCCGCGCCCCGCGCAATCGCCCACGCTTCCGCCTGCGCCAGCAGCCGGAGCCCGATCGTGCCGCGCGCCGCCGGATCGACCCACCAGAAGACTTCCGCCGCCGTCCGCGCGCCCGAGAGATGATGCGCGAACAGCACCATCCCGATCATGCCGATGAGCTCCGCCGCCGACCCGGCGACCAGCAGCAGCCCGTCCTCGCTCGTGATCAACGTGGTCGCCAGCGCGGCAAAGGCGTCCGGCGCATCCGGCAGCGTGTCGGCGTAGTGCGTGGCGCGGAACGCCTGTCCCATCGCCACGAGCGCCGGCACCTCGGCGAGCGTTGCCGGCCGGATCGTGGGCCGGATCCGGGGCACCGCGACCGGCGCCGCGGGCTCCGGGTCGCCGAACTCCCAGACGGATCGCGCCTGCCCCTGCCTCACAACTGCTCCACCGCGAGGCTGATTTCGTAGTGCATCGCCGTCGACCCGCTCGAGCTATACGCCACCGCATACGTCACCGCCGACGCCGCATCCGCCCGCGTGAGCACGATCCCGCTCTCGACCGTCGCCGTCGTATTGCCCGTCACCGGCGCGCCGCTCTGCGACACCGTGACGCCGGTGTCGGTCGACGTGATCGTGACCGTCACCGAGCTGCCGCCCGTGGCCGGTTGCGTGATCCGCACCATCCACGACACCCGATAGACCCCCCCCGCGCCCACCGCGAGGGCTGTGGGCGGAATCGCCGCCGCTTGATCCGTCAGCGTGAGGCTTTTGCTGAGAAACGCCGAGCTTTGCAGCCGGCCGACGAGCGCGACCGAGAGATACCGGTACCAGACGCTCGAGATCGTGAGCGCCGGCGCCTCGACCATCGGCGCCTCGTGCGGGAGCGGCTCGATTGTAGTGGGCATCGGTGGTTATCCCCCCGCCTGCGCCGCCGCCGCCGGATCGTTATTGACGTAGGCCTCCATGATCCGCCACGGGATCGGATCGCTCATCGTCACTTCCGGCACCCACAACCGCGGGGCGCCGAGGCGCGTCCAGAAGACGCGTTGCCGATAGGCGCCCATCGGCCCGGCGCTCGCGGCCCGCTCGTTGCCCCACGTTTGCCCGCCGTCCGACGACCCACGGAACAGCACCTGCGGATCGAGCCCTTGCCCCGTCGCCACGCCGAGCCCGACCTCGAGCGAGAGCTCGAACCGCCCGAGCGGCACACGCCGATGCTCGTTGACGAGGACCGGCCCGCGCCGCAGCCGGCGAATCGGGGCGCCGTCGGTTTCCGTCCCGTAGCTGCTGTCCATCACGGAAATGATGCCGGTGCCGTCCTCCGCCGTCAGGTGGAGCCCCTGGCTGTAGCAGCGCACCCGCGGCGCCCACACGCCGTAGCGCTTCGGCGCCGCCTCCGTCAGCCATTTGCCTCGCTCCGCCCACACCTTCGTGGTCAGGTCATAGACCCAGGTCGCGCCGGCCGACGGAAACCGCAACACATAGAAGACATGCCCGGCCTCCTGATAGACCAAGCCTTCGGCGTCGGTAATTTTCGAGCTGCGCGCATAGCTCGCGATCGTCGTCGTCACTTCCGCCGTCGAGATCGGCACCGCGCTGTAGCCGGACGCCATCACCACGAGGCCGGCGCCGTCGCGGTTTTTCGCCAGCCACAGCACCGACCCGCCCGAGGTCGCGACCGAAAACGGCGCGCTGATGCCATACGGGATACTGAGCCCGGCGCGCGGCGTGAACGGGAACGGCGTCCCGCCCGCATCGAACCAGACGTCCGACGTCTGTTCGCCCAAGAGCCAGATATCGGGCGCATTGACGATCATCGCGCGCCACGGATCCGGCTGCTGCGAGCGGAGCGCGAATTGCGTCGGATCCCACGTCGTGCCGTCGTTGCTGCCACTGATCCGGAGGCGCCCCGTGCTCGCGTTGAAGGCCAGGAAGAACGTATCGAGCATGCCGATCTGCGTGGCTTCGCCGGTCAAGACCTGCGCGAACGCGTTCGTGGCGAGCGTATGCAGATAGGCGTTCGACCCACTCGCGATGAGCTGTTGCCCGCCGGCCCCGTTGGTCACAATCTGCGCGAGCTGCGCATCCTGCGCGACCGTCCCCCGCGTCGTCGCCGTGCGATCGGCGGGAAAGAGCTCGGCATAGGACGCGCCGATCACCCCAAACGTGCGCCCCCCGATATTGAACAGCGCCCGGCCACCCACATCAGACGGCAGCGTGATCTGCGGCACAAAGCCCGGCGTCGGATAGAGCGCCGCGCGACTCGGCGCCCCCGGCGAGTCGATCGCCTCGACATACAGGTTCATCGTCTGCTCGTTGTCGGCGATGACACTTTGGGAGCGATTGGAGCCGTAGATAAAGGGATACGTCGGCATGCTACGAGTACCCCGTGCGCCAGGAGCCCTTGACGCCGCCGCCGCCCGGCAGACCGGCGTCGCGCGTCTGGATACGCGGCATCGGGGTATTCGCCGCGAAGACGCGCGCCCGTGCGCCGGCCGCGTCCCGCGCGAGCTGCCCCGGCACCGGCTTCTCATAGGGCGCCGCGAGCCGCTCGGCGAGCGTCTTCTGCAGCATCGACCGATAGCCCGGCGGCAGGCTAAATGTATCGGTCAGCAGCAGTTGCTTCAGCACTTCCCGCGTGACGAGCTCGATCGGCGTCGCCGCCGTGCCGACCGGCCAGAAATGCAGTTCGCCATTCGGCCACAGCGGGTTGTAGTAGCAATCCGTCGGGACCGGCGGCGCCGCGAGATCCGGCATGCTGAGCGCCTGCCACCAGTCGCGGTCGCGCAGGACGATTGACGTCCACACGGCGGCCGACCCCGCCCCCCCGAGCCGCGCATTCGCCGCCTCGATCGATTGGGGCCGCTGCGCGACGACGAACGTCCCCGTCGGCCCGATGGTATGCGGCGCGAGCCCCGGCGTCAGCACCCACGGCGTGTAGACGTCGGCATACACCGCGGCCCGCTCCGCGTTGAGCTCATCAAGCAGCGTATTGAGCTGGCGCAGCACGAACACCGCATCGTCGGCGCCCATGACTTCGCCCGCTGCCAACACGTTCAGCTCAAAGAGCGCATCCTCGCAGACGTCGCGCGCCGTGCTCGATCCCGCCATGCCGGCCTACTTCACCGGCGGCGCATGCGGGGCCTTCGGCGCGTCGTGCAGCGCCTCGTTCGCGTCGATGCACCAGCCGTCCGCGACCGCGGCCCGCGCCTCCGTCGCGTTTTCGACCCGGAGAAACGCGCCGCCCGGTTTATGCACCGCGCGCGGATACTCGAGCGCGCTCAGATCCTCGTGCCGCGCCTCGTGCGCCTCGGCCCCCCGGCCCGTGATCGGAAGATTCTTCTCAGCCATCGCGTCACCTCGCCTGCAGGAACACGACCCAGAGCGCCGCGACCCGACGCCCCAGGCCGACCGTGTGTATGCCGTCCCTCTGGAGCAGAACCGCCGACGCGATTCAGGCGACCGCGGCGGCCGTGGAGCCGAACGCGTAGACGACCCACGCCTCCGCGCCCAGCGTCACCGACGTGCAGACCAACAGGAACCGCTTCGCGTTGAGCGTCGCGACTGTCAAGACGCCCGAGACGCCGGCGATCGTCGGTTTGGTCAGGCCCGCGCCGAGCGCGACCGTCAGCAGCGAATCGCCCATGTTGATGAGGTCGACCGAGACGGCCGTGCCGACCCCGACCCCCGGCAGCCCGGCGTTGAGCACGGCCGCCGCCGGCAGCGTCAGCGTTTGCGCGTCCTGGCAATCGACGAGCAGCAGCCCGTTGAGGAGCTGCGCCGGCGTCAGCGTCACGACGCCGCTCCCGACCGATGCCACGATCGTGGTCGGCGTGACTTTGGGGTAGACCCCCGAGGAAAAGAACGGTAGCCCGCGGGCGGGCGTCAGACTGGGACTCAGCGCCATGATGGATCCTCCTTCTCTACGCCGTGGCGATGGCCACCGCGCACGCGTCGTTGTAGAAGCTGCCGAGCCCGATCATCCAGTCGAACCGGTTAATAAACCGGCTGAGCGTCCCGTCCCATTCCCGAATGAACCGGATCGTCAGGCCGCTGTCAGGATCCCGCTTCTGCGAGACGAGCTCGACGCTCGAACTCTTGGGCTCCTCGAGCTCGACGCCGACGAGCGCGAACGCGTTCCGCTGTAAGGCCAGTTGAATCGTTCCGCTGTGCGCGACGGTCGGCGCCGCCGTGCCCGGCCAGAGCGTCAGTGTGGCACTCGCGATCGGCAACACATCGACGTTCTGATACTGGTGCCCCGGGCCATACATCGCCGGCGAGAACTGGATCGTCATCGACGTGCCCGCGCCCGTGGCCGCCGCCGTGACCGTGAACGTCTTGGCCGCGGAGCCGAACGCGCGCCGCGTCATCGGGTTGACCGGGAGCGAGCCCGTGATCGAGAACTTGTCCCCGACCTTCACCGTATCGCCGTTCGCGCAGGTCACGACGAGCGAGGTCGCCCCATCGACTGGCGCCGTCGTCACCGTCACCGCACCGGCCCAGACGCCCGAGGTGTGCCGGAACAGGCTCATCGACGTGTACCACTCGAACCCGTCGCCCTCGCCGACAATGCCCGTGCGCCATTGTTTCGAGAGCGTCGTGACCGGGTTGAAGTAGGAGACGGCCGACTTCTTCAGCGCCCGGTTGATGGCCGGGCTGACGATCATGGCCCGGTCCGCGAGCGGCGCCCCGAGCTCGTCCATCTTTTGTTTCGCGAGCGCGCTGACGCTGTCGAAATCGATCGGATCGGTCCCGAGCACGCCGCCAAGACTGGCCGCGTTCTGATAGGCATACTGCGCGCAGGCGTCATCGATCGCCTGCTGCGCGTAGGCCATCGCCGGCTCGAGAATCTCCCGGCTGACTTTCTCGCGGCCCCGCGGCGCCTTGAGCGCCTGCTCCGCCGAATCCCAGTCGAATGCGATCTGATACGGATCGAGGAACGAGATGTTGGCGTGCAGCCGGTTGATCCCCTGCGGCTGATACGGCAGACCCCGCGCCACCGTGAACCGCTGCGGATAGGGCACCCGGATCGTGTCGCCGACCGGGAACTTGAGCTTGAATTCTTTGCTGTAATCGGTGTTGAAGAACTGCGACACGGCGCGCTTGTTCTCGAGGAGGTCGAGACACTCCATCGCGAGCCAGTCGGCGTACTCGAAATTGTTCGGCATGCGTGTTACCTCAGGAGAGCCGCCCGCTGCGCCCGCCGGGCCTCGCGGTAGCCCGCGACATCGCCACGCGCCACCGCACTGTCGGCCGGGTCGCCCATCTGGGCAGACCGGGAGCCGAGCGTGACGGCCGGCGCCGGCGCGTCCGTAATGGTTTTGGGAGCCGTGCCGGACCCCGGCGACGGCGTGAACTGCGCTTCCAAGCGGCTGAAGTCGCGGAGCAACGCCCGCCGGTTGGGGGCGGCGAGCAGCTTCGCCTTCGCCTCCGGATGCGCGGTCAGATGCTCGAGGACTTGCAGCGCGACCTCTGAATCGAGAATCTCGTCGGCGAGATCGTTCGCGGCCGAGACGGGTTTGCCTTGCGCCTGCGCGTAGGCGCGCGTTTCGAGCGCGACGAGCGCCGGATCGAGCCGGTCGATAATGGCGTCCGGATCGCCCGCCGCCGTGATCTGCGCCCGGAACTTCTCCGCGCGTGCGTGCGCGGCGGTCTGGGCGGCGGTCTGCGCGGCGTGCATTTCGTGCGTCGCCCGTTCCACCTCGCGGTCGTACCGGTTGAGGTAGCGGACGTAGTCGGCGGTCGACGCGTCCGGATGCTGCGTGTAAAACGAGGCCTCCTCGAGCGCCGGCTGCCGAAGGTCGATCGCGGGCTGCGTCGTCGCGCGGGACGGCGCCTCCGGCGGCGGCGGCGGCGGGCCGCCCGGTGGCGGTGTGCCCTTCAGCCGCGCGTTTTCGGCCCGGAGCTCCGCCAGGGTGTGCTCATAGTCGTTGATGACCTGCTGGCGCTTGGAGACGGTGCGCGCTTCCGGCGTGGCGGGCGTGGCGGCGGCGGTCGCCGTGGTCGCCGCCGCGGCCGGATCGGGCTCGTCCCCTTTGCGCGCGGCCGGACGCTCCGGTGTTCCGCGTTCGGCGCGACGCGCCTCGCGATAGGCCGCGACGTCATTCGACGCGACGGCCGAATCGGCCGCCGTGACGACCGGCGTTGTCGTTGGTTCTGTGGTCGGTGCAGACTGCGCGGGTGCAGCCGTCGTCTCAGCGTCCATTGCCTGACCCCACACGCGTCACCCGGCCGCGTGAGCATCCCGTGTCAGGAGATCCCACAAAGCACAATGGCGCGGCCCGCGGCCCTCCGTTCGAGGGTGCGAACACACGCCATCGGCTTCGTGTGATCCGTTGTCAGCGTCGCGGCAGTGGATGAGGCTGCGGTTCGGTAGCGAGCCTAGCGACGCCGGAGCGGCGGTTAGATTTACTGCATCGTGGCGTCCTCGATCGCCAAGCCGTGCGGAGGACGATTTGAGATGACCGCCCACTTGGAGCCCTGGCGCTCATAGGTCGTATCGACCTTGCCGCCCGCGCGAGTGATTACCCGGATTACGGCCGGATCGATCTGGGTGAACAGCTTCACCGCGCCAGTCATGTCCGTGCAGCACCCCTCCGGCATCTCAATCGTGCCGATCCGGGTGCACGCGTCGTAGGACAGCGACCAGATAGCCGTGCCTAATCCCTGCACGTACACCGCACCCTCGCGAGCATGTCTCTCGTGGAGGAACTTCATTCTCATCGATCAGGCCCCCGCCTGATCCGGCCCGGCGCCGTTCGCCGGCGGCAGCATGGGCGATCCCGCCTGATCCGGCGTCGGCTGCGCCTGAGCCCCGAGCCGCGCCTGCGCCTGATAGTCCTGCGCGCTCTGCATCATCGCCTGCGCGTGCGCGTCGTCCTGCATCCGCCGATCGTGCCCGTGCTGCTGCGCCGCCATCCCCACCTCGTGCGCCGCGTCCTGCCGTTGACTGACCAAGTCCGCCGCCTGCACCCCGAGCCGTGCCCGCTCCTCCACGAACAACTGCAGCCGATCGACCTTGGCCCCGAGCTCCGCGACCGAAATCTTCGTCTCCGACTCGACGGCCAGCTTCTCGCGCTGAAACTGCAGATCGAGGTGCTTGATCTGGATCTGGCCCTGGGTCTTGATCTGATCCGTCTCGATCTGCTGCTGCTGCTGCGCGGCAATCTGCTGGAGCTTCTGCATCTGCGCGCCCTGCTCCTGTAATTGGTGCTGGAGCTGCCGCGGATCGACTTTCTGCTTGTCTGCCGGCGCAATGGTGTCGGCCATTTCATCGCCGATCGGCCCGAGGTTTTTGAGCCGGATGGACGCGGCCAGGAGCTCGGTCATTTTCTGCGGGCCGATGACCTGCGCGATCTGTGGACTGCCAATGAGCTGATCGGCAAAATCCGACGCCGCTTCGCGCTCGCTGTCCTTCTTCGGGCCGACCGAAATCGTCACTTCGTGCTCGCCCTGCTGCGTGTCGACATGCGCCGGCTGCCCGTCCGGGTTGCGCGCCGCCGGGTCGTTGATCCGGACGACCTGCGCCTGGTCCTTCGGATCGCGAATCGCCGTCTCGCGCGCCGTGTCGTAATACTTCGGAATGCACTCGTCGAGGATCTGCCCGCAGCGCATCACCGCCTCGTCGTGATGATCGACGAAGTGAAACGATCCGCGCTGCGCCGTGTCCTCGATCGTCTTGAGCGCGACGCCGCTCTTTTCGTTGTGCCGCTGCGCCATCGTCGGCAGCGGCGAGGCCCCGATCGCGGCCTGAATCGCCCGCCGGGCGCCTTCCGCGCCCATTTCGAGCGCCTGAATCGGCGGCTCGAAGGGTTGCCGCATCGGCGGCCCGAGCCCGCCCTCCGGCTGCGCCATCGTCTTGGTCAGGTACTCGATGACCGCGACCGGCTGACTCAGGGACTGCGCCAGGAGCGCCAGATTCGTGGCATCAAGCTGCCCCTTCGCCACGAAGTAGGGGAACTTCGGCGTCATGCCGACGAGCTCCGCCTGGCACGTCCGGTAGTAGCAATACAGCATGTAGGGATCGCGAGCGAGCCGGATCAGGCTGAGGAGCTGCCGCGAGGCCCGCCCCGCCGCGTCCTGCAGATAGATCACCTTGCCGTAGCAGCAGACCCACGGAATCGACGGCCCGAGCCACGTCGTCGTCTCCAGAATCTCGACGCCATTGGTGAGGTATTGCTGGACCGTGATCGGCGTGACGACGCGCGTCTTGAGCACCTGATCCGAGGAGGGCATGACGCCGTTGATCGCGTCGCGGTAGAGCTCCATCGGCTGCGGATTCGGGTTGGCCGGCGTCGGCGGCCCCGGCTTGAGCAGCAGGAGCTCGCGCGGGGCGCCCGGTTCCTTGACCCAATACTCCGCGACGCGGAGCTGATCGCCGTTCACCCAGCCGCGCGACGCCCGCATCAGGTCGCCGCTGAACGTCTTGATCGTGGCGTTGGGAAAGTCGCGCGCGAAGTCCTTGACGGTGCGCGACTCCTCGTAAAACAGGTATTTGAGATCGGACCCGTCCGTCCGCACATGGTCCGGATCCGGCGTCACGAGGTCCGGATTGACCACGGGCTCGATGTACAAGTCCTGATCAAAGCCGTGATCCGGATAGCAGTAGCGCGCCGTGATCCGCAGGAACCCGTAGCCGCGCTGAATGGCGTTTTCGGCGAGCGTCGTATACGCCTGCGTCGCGTGGCTCTGGTATTCGATCTCGCGAATTTTGCCCTGGCGGAACTTGGCCGTCAGGTCGTTGGCGCCGGCGCCTTTCGGGCTGACGACGATCCCGCGCTTGTTACTGCGCAGGTCGTTGATGACTTGGTTGGTGTACTGGCCGAGCTCATCGAGCGCCAGACAGGGGCGCCCGGCGTCGTCACGCGCCCGGCGATCTTCGGGATCCCACGGGTCGCCCGCGATACAGCGCATGTCCGTTGCGCCTTCCTCGCGGATGTCCTCCCACTCGGTCGTCGCGTCAAGATAGCGATCTTTCAGCTCCTCGAGGACGTCGTCATCGTCGCGGGCCATTAGGAGCCCGCCCTCATCAGGACGGCGGTCGCCAGCGCAAGCAGGATCAGAATGCCCTGAAGGCTAGCACCGGCCCCGATGGGTGTCACGTAAATTTAGGGCATCGCCCCGGAGGTTGCGGCTCTTCATGGTATAATTTCTATATCACATGACGCCGGTGTTTGACGATGGGTATGACCGGCGCAAGGAAGCGATCAATCTTCGGAAACACGGCATCGACTTCATCGCGGCACGCCGTTTGTGGGATGACCCGGCTTGCCTCATCGACGCCCCGGCGAAATCACTCGGCGAGCTGCGCTATCTCGCAGTCGGCCGCATCGACAACACCGTTTGGTCAGCCATCTACACCTATCGCCATGAAAACCACATCCGCCTCATCTCGGTCCGTCACGCGAGGGCACAAGAGCGGCGCCAATACGAAGCCCGCGACTAAACCTATTACCACCGAGGAATTCGACGCGAAGTTCAACGCCGGCGAAGACGTGAGCGAGCACATCGATTGGAGCGCGGCGCGGCGTCCGGGTCGCGAGGTGCAGCGCGTCAATGTCGATTTCACGATCGACATGCTGCAGGCGATTGACGCCGAAGCGACACGCCTCGGCGTGACGCGGCAGTCGTTGATCAAGATCCGGATGGCGGACGCGCTCGAGAAGAAGGGCGTCGCGGGTTAGCGTTTCGGTTGCAGTGCAGGCTTTAAGCTCATGTTTTCGGCAGATGTCCCCCCAGCCGCGCGATAAACTCCTCGCTCGACAAGCCCAGCGTATCGACAAACTGCTGATGCGCTTCATCGACCGTCGGCAGGGTGATCCCGACATCTAACGCCATGAGTTCCTCGCGAGCCCGCATGATGGCGTTTCGGAACGAATAGTCACCGTCGTTCTGCTCGTCCTGCTCCATCGCATGGACCCAATGCATGAAGCTGGCGGCGTGGACGAGGTCGCACATCGCATCCAGAAACTCGCCCGTGATACGGCGCGTCGTCTTCATCAGATCTCCCGGACCGCATCAGCCCCACCGCGAGCGCGCCACCGGCGGCCGCGCCGCGGTCGTCGGCCGCGGCGGCGCCACCGCCTGCGCGAACGTCAGACACAACGCGTCCGCATCGTCGGGCGAGCTCTCCCCGCGCGCCTGAATCGACGCTTTACTCTCGATCACCAGCTTGCCGCTTTGGTTCAGGTGATACCCCGGCAGGCCCAACTGCTCACAGAGCGCCTCGTCGTCCGGAATCGACCCGAGCAGCAGCCATTGCTTCGCCTGCGCGTACATGAACGCGCGCATGTTGAGCTGATGCGGGTCGGGGCTGGCACCGCCAAAATTGACCTCGAAGACGTTCGTAAAGCCGAGCGCCTGGAGCCGCACCACAATCGGCGCCCCGAACGCGGCATCGACAAACAGCGCCGCGAGCTCGGAGCCCGGCCGGCGGTCGCTCAGGAGCTCGGCGCACAGCGCCACGCGGGCCGATCGGTCCGGATCGGCCTCGCCCGGCAGCCGGATCGGCGGGCGCACGCGGCCATCCAGCCCGCGCCGGAAGCGGATGACGTTCCACGCCCGCCCGCCGCCGCTGACGTCGAACCCGGCCACGAGCGGATCATCCGGGAGCGCCTGCTGGACGCGCTTGCGCGCCGCGTCGACCCGCCCCTGATCGATGTATTGGAGCTCGGACGCTGACGGCGGCAACCCGAGCACGCGGACCTTGACGAAATCGGAGTCGATCCCGTAGTCCGCGATCCACTGGGCGATCAGATCCTTGTTCGTGAACCGTGACGTCCGTCCGTCCACGCGCCGTTGGTTCCAGCGCGCCGCCAAGTTGCCGAAGCACACGCGGTAGAACTCGCCCGTATTCCGGACCGGTTGCCCCCACGCGAACATCATCGGCTCGCCGTCGGTCAGCCCGCCGTAGGCCGTCGTCCACACCTCATCCGGCACTTCGGAGGCTTCATCGAAGATGTAGCCCGACGTCGATCGCTTCGCGTGCTGGCCGGCGAACGCCTGCGCGTTCTGCTTCTTGCACGTCTGCATCTGGCATTTCCAGGTATCCGGAAAGTCCTTCGAGTAGATCCCGCCCTCCATGACGTCGAACCAGGGTGCCGTGAGCGCGAGCTTGGTCCAGAACTTGATCGCGGGCCACGTCCGCGCCTCGAGCTGCGTATACGTGCCCGCCGTGACCGTGAGATCGCAATGCGGGCGCGTCGACATCAGGAAACTGACGAGCCAGCCGCCGAGCGCGCTCTTGCCGGTCCCGTGACCGGAGGTTTCGGCCATCTGAATCGGCATCACCGGCGTCACGCCGTTGAAGCCGCGGCGCCGGATCTCGCCCCCGAGCGACTCGAGAAACTCGGTTTGGTTGTCGTCGGGGCCGGGCTCGTCCTCGAGCGGTCCGGGCTCACCCCACGGAAATGCCCCGAGTACCCACCGCAGCGGATCGGCGTAGCACGACGCCGCGAAGTCGGCAATCGCCGACTCGGCCGCCGCAAGCGTGGACCGCGGGCCGCCGGCGATCACGCGTCTGGGCCCGGCCGCGTCACGGAGGCTTTCATCTCCGGCAATTGCCACCGCTCCGACTCCGGCGTGACCGGCTCGGGCTCAATCGCGGCGGCAATCGCCGCATAGACCGCCCGCACCGTCTCCACGTCCAGATTCCCCGCCGCCGCGACTGTGTCCGCATCCGGCAATACCATCACGCCTCCTCTGGCTCGTCCCCGACGCGGCGCCGGGCCGCCATCAACCGCGCCACCCGTGCCTCCGCCGTCGCCTCGCTCAACTCGATCTGTTCGACAAACAGGCCGAAGTGCTTCCCGAGCGCCTCGAGCGCCCGCACCTTGTCCCAGAACTTGATCTTATGCACCACGTCCTGCTGCCCGTCGCCGGCCGCGACGTTCTTGATCACCACCTCGACCGACGCGAGCGCCGTCGCCGCCTCGTCGCCCAAGGTGTACACCGGCTTGAGGGCGCCGCCCTCGGTGAACACCTGGCGGATATCGGAGAACGCGATGCGCCGCAGCTCCTCGAGCACCCGCGCCGCCGTCAAGCCGGCTTCGGCGATCACGCGGGCCTCGGCGGCTTTGCGGGCGCGCGTTTTGCGCGTGATATGCCCTTGCGGCATGCCCGCGCCCGGCCGTTTCCCGCCATTCAGGGACGCGGATTTATTCAAGTCTTTCAGTTTGCGCTTCGCCATACGGTCGTCCTATCGCCCACGCTCGCGCTTGTCCAGCTCCGCGGCGACCAGTTCGGGCCACGTACCGCCGCGCGTCATGCGTCGGGGCACGGGCGCGGGCGGCGTTGGGGCGGGGAGGTTGCTTCGCAGTCGGTGGAACCGCCACCGCCGGCAGTCCGGACAGTGCTCGTGCCGTTGCTGTCCGCGGCGCGTCGGTTGGAATATCTGGCCGCACGTCGCACAGACGGCCGTCCTCATCGCGTACCCTCATTCAATCACGCCGGCTCATCGCGCGGCGGCACGCGCCGGAGCGGCGGCTCGGCGCGCTGCAGGGTCAGCGGCACGCGCCCGAGCGCCGGCACCTGCGCATGCCCGGTGAACGCCTGCGTCTGCCGCTCCCCGAGAATCAGATCCTCGAGGTCGCCGAGCCGGGCGTGGATCGCCTGGTTCCGCAGGGCGTGCTGATCATCGAACTCCCGCACCAAGTGTTCCAGATGCGCGATCTCCGCGCTGAGGGCGGCCAAGAGCGCGGCCACGTGTTCATCAGGCATCGAGCTATCCTCCCCTCGTGCTTAGCCTCCGTCGTCCTCTTGCGCCCGCCGCGTCGCGTACATCGCGTCGGTTTCGACGTGATCGCGATGCAGGAGGCGGATCGCCTGCGTGCGGACCCCGTCGCGCACGACCCCCTGCAGCAGCGCCGCGAGGTCGCGCCCGCTCGCGGCCAGCCAGTACACCGTTTGCCCCTCGGCGCGCAGCGTCGCCAGACGCGCGACGGGATCAGCTGATCGCACCGCGCCCCGTGCCTGCGTGCGCCTGGTCCCCATCTGCCTACGCGTGCGCGCGTCTCGCCCGACTCGCCGGCGCCGCGGCCGGCGGCGGCTCGACCGGGGCGCCGTCGGCCTCCGTCTCGAACTCGGCTGGCGGCAGCAGCATGCTCTGCTCGTCGTCCCCCTCGTCTGCGTCGGCGTCGTCGTGGGGCTCGTCAAAATCGGCGCTCGGCTCCGCCTCCTCGAACGTGACGAACTTCATCGTGTTCCGCCACTCCTCACAAAACCCGAGCTCCTTGTCAGACACCGGGCCGAAGACGGCTTTGAACACGCAGCCGTACCCGAGCACGCCCTTCTCGGTGCGCGCGTAGAGGCTGACGATCTTCACCTAGTCGATTCGGCGTGTGGCCTTCGCCGTCTCCGGCGTCGTGAAGATGTCGAGCGCCTGCCGCGGGACGCCGAGCTCGAAGTTGACGCGGGCGAGATGGGGAAACGGATCTTTCCCCTGCTTGAACAGGGTCGCGCGCACGTCGGGATGTAACGCGCTCGCGAGCGTCGCGTCGAACGGCTGCACGCGCAGCGTCAACGCGATGACCTTGACCTCGCCATCCTTGCGCTTTTCGGTCGTGTGGGCGATGGCGTCGCAGGTCAGCGGCACCTTGCCGGCGTCGAATAGTCGGTGCATCATGTGTCGCTCCTTCGGTTGCTGCGGTTGCCGAGCCCAGGTCAAGCGGCGGAGTCATGCGGCGCGAGCGGTGCGGGCTCGTCGTCCGGTTCGGGCCAGTACTCGAACTGCCTCATCGCGTCGGGCAGCGTCAAGGCGGGTTCTTCGAGCAGGAGCTTCCCGACGGACGTTTGGAGAAATTGCCGGGTGAGGTCGGTGCGGGTGGCGGTTCGCATCACCGCCTTCTGTTGCTCAAACAGATGACCCATAAAGTCCAGGCCCGTTGCTTCGTACATCTTCACGCGTAGCCCGTCGCCGAGACGGATGACGACCTGCCGGGCCAGATCCTCAGTAAACAGGTCGAGTTGGATCGTCCCCGTCTTATCGGGAAAAAAGACCTGTCGCTTCGCCCGTTCCGAGACGTCGCGGTGAACGCAGATCCGCAGGATCTCGTCGATGTGCTCGTTCAGATCGACGCCCGTCATGGATGTTTTGAGCGCCTGAAAATACCCTTCGTCCTCCCACTTGCCGATCAACTGCTTATCGAAGGCCGCACGCATGAACTCCCGCAACAGCCGCCGCAATGTCTTGGTGGTCACAGCAACTCCTTCGTTTCCGACAAGTTCACGATCCACTCCTCAAACAGCGCCTTGACGCGCACCCGCTCGGGCGACTCCTGGAGCAACGCCACGACGTTCGCGCGTCGCGGGCCGGCTGCGAAAAAATCCACGTACGTCTCCAGACCCTCGATGGTGCTGAGTAGGGCCTGATGTTCGCGCCGTTCTGTACTCTGTCGAGTCAAGAAGGCCGACTCCGCTTCCACCAGCGCCATGCCGTCATCGACCCGCGACGCGAGATCGGGCGCTCGCTCGCGCAACCGCTCGAGCCGCCTCGGCTCAGCGTCCTCTTGCTCTTTCAACCGCTTCGCCTCCGCGTACGCGTCGTTGAGCGGCTTCGTGCCGGCCATCACGCCGTCGGCGATCTCGGGGAGCCAGCGCAGGACCGTGCGGGCCTCTGTGATGTACTGACTAGAAACCCCCACATTTTTTGTGACAGTTTTTCCCCGTCCGCCCTTCTCCGGGTCCGGGTACAGCTTCGCGACCGCCATCGCCCGCTGACCTTTGGTCAGGTGGCGCCGGTTGACATTCGTCGCAAGAATGTAGGTGACCGGATCGATTCCGTTCAGTTCCTTCACCCGCGGTGCGACGCCGGCGCGGCGACACGCCTCGCGCCGGTTCCGGCCATCGATCAGGACGCAGTCCTCCCCGTGAACTCCGACGATGAGCGGTTGGAGCAGGCCGTTCGCCTTGATGTCTGCCGCAAGGTCGTCGAGTTCCTCGTTCGACAGCATCGGGAAGATGTCGGCGGCAGGATGTACGTTCAAGTCGAACACGTCGGTCGTAGGCATCAGCGCACCATCTCAAACAGCGGTTGTTGACTGGCGAGGACGCCAGCGCCCGCCGTCGTCTCCACCCGAATCGTCACGCGCGGCGCCAGCCCGGCCGGCGCGTACCGCTTCATCGCGACCAAATCCACGACCTGCGAATCATCGGCAAACACGATCTGCGAGAGCGCATCGGCCGTGCCGCGGACCAGCTTGTCGAGGTCGGGCGCCTTCGTATGCGCAGCCACCTTCTTCGGCAACGACTTCGGCCGCGGGAGCAGGATCGCGACCGTCAACCGCACGGCGCCGGCCAGTTGTGGCCGCTCGCGCATGGCCCGGCTCGCGCCCTGCCGCACGAGGTATTGCCACGCTTTCAGATTGCGGTTGCTGTCGGTGATCTTCGCGTGGCCGTTGATCAGGAACGCGCGCTTCGACCCCATCTGCTGCGCGACGCCGACGACCGTGAACTCCACAACCGTCATCGGCGTTCTGCTTCTAGGATGCGCCGCGCGATCCATTCCGCGATTTGCGGGACGATGGCGTTGCCCAATCCTTTAAGACGGTCCACTCGAGCGGGTACCCCATGAGCCACTCGACCCACGTCGGGTTCAAACTCCCACTGACGACAATCGCCGTCGATGTCGGTAAAGATTCGCGCTGGTGAATGACACGGCCCAACAGGCCATTCGTCGGCACGTTCCGGCAGGACTGCGCCGTCCCGTCCTTGTGGTCGCGACTCGTCGGTGTCGGCCATGTAGGCAACGAGCCAGACTCGGTCCCGTCGGTGAGGGGCGCCGAAGGCGGACGCAGGTAGGCAATCCCATTCCGCGTCATACCCGCACGCGGCCAAGTCTCCGAGAACCGTTCCAAAGAACCGTCCAGCGTCACTTGAGGGAAGCCCTGGCACGTTTTCCGCCACGACCCATCGGGGTTGAAGTGCGCGAATGAGTCGGGCGTACTCGGGCCAGAGGTCGCGCTCGTCGTCAGCGCCGCCACGTCGGCCAGCAACCGAATGGGGCTGACAGGGAAATCCTCCGCAGAGAACATCCACATCTGCGAGTTCTCGACCAACGGTTCGGACATCCTCGTAGCGCCTCACAGCCGGCCAGTGCGTCGCGAGCACGGCCCGACAGAATGGATTAATCTCAACCTGCCAGCGAATCTCGAACCCGGCGCGCTCGAAACCCAAGTCGAATCCGCCGATGCCCGCGAAGAGACTCCCCACCGTCATCGGTTCCGCCGCGCCACCACGTAGATCACCAGCGCAAAGCAGACCAGAATCAGCGCGAGGTTTTGCAGTTGGTCAATATTCATCACCCGTCCTCGCCCGGCTCGCGCTCGTGGGCGGCGCGTTCCTTCCAGTCGAGCGGCAGCATCTCCGCCTGGAACCGGACGAGCGGCAACGGGCGAGGCGTCGTGTCGATGACGGGGAGCGCCGGCAACCCCGGCGGCGCCGGCGTCCCTTCGCACGCCTCGCAGCGGACCCGCACGACGCGGCCGATCTCGTAGACGCACACCGCCGCGCCGACCGGGATCTCCTCGCGACAGCACCCGCAGCGCCGCGCCATCGGCAGGCGCCGCCAGGTCTTCACAGCCGAATCCCCAGGCCGGCGAGAATCTGCCGCGCGTCGTCCCGCGAGAGAGCGCCCCCGTGAGGATCTGGCCCTCGTTGGACGGTCTGATGACCGGCTGCCCGACTGCCTCGGGCGGGAGCAGGCAGGATTAGCAGCGGGCGGTTCGACTCGATGAGCCGATAGGCGTCGCTGATGGCGTCGTTCGTCCAGCGAATCTTGAGCCGCGCGCATTCACCCTTGAGCGCCTCGGTAAGATCGGCCAGCGTCTCGAAGGGCTCACGATTCATCAGGATTTGGACGAGCCGCGCCAGAAGTCCGGCGAGGTTTCCGTGTCCGGTTGCCGTCGTGGTTTGTGTGCCCATGGACAAATTCGCGTCCGCGCGAGGCTCTAATTGGTTCTAGAAAACGCCAAAGCGGCCCTAAATAAGAAGATCTTGCTAGTTAGCTGGTTCTGTTCTTTATAGGTACGGGTACGGGATCGCGCGCGCGCGAAGCGCCGGAATCCGCCCGGAATCCAGCCGGAATCCGCCCGGAATCCAGCAGCTCGGCAAGATTCATACCGCCGACCTTTCCGGCCGGAATCCGCTTGGAATCCGCTTGGAATCCATCCAGACTGTCAGCGGCGGTGCCCGTTCTGTTGCTTCCGCAACCGGTCCTCCTTTCGGTGCTGTTTGATGTGCTTGGCCGAGGGGTTGTATTCCCCGAAGTCGTGGATCTGAAAGCCTCCGGCGACCTTGTCGAGCAGCTCCGCTTTCGCGAGCGCGTCAGCGACGGAACGCGGATGGTCGACGTGCCGGAAACCGATGATTACGTCCTCGGGTAAAAACCCGTCCGTCAGATGTTTATTCGACCAGAGCAGCCCGATGGCATAGAACCCCAGCGCGACGGCCGGGCCATTCTTTCCAATCAACCGGCCCGCGGTGAAAATTTTCCGGTGATCGATCAGCGCATCATCGAGCTTGGACCACATAACTACGGGTGCTCCTCGGCGCGTTAGGACCGATCAAACGTGTTCGAAATCGTCGCGCGATACGTCGCGGCGGCGGCCTGGCGACGGGCGTCGGCGCGGGCGCGGAGGGCGTCCACGTCCGCCGCCGGCAGCTTCTCGAAGCGGGTGACGGGCGGTTTCAGAACGAGCAGCGGCGCCTCTGCGTGGCGCGCGAGCCACGCCATCCGCGCCAGGACGCCCCCCACGACGATCAGGACCGCGGCGAGATAAATCCACCCCACAGAAACGCTCCTTTCGCGCGTGGCCCGCGTCAGGCCGCGATGGTCCCGATGCAATTCGCCGTCATGCGGCCGTCTCGTGAAGGCGCCACTCTTTATCCGGGTCGGGGATACGGAGCCGGTAGTGCTCGACGCTGAACTCGCGGGCGGCCTCGACAAACGCCCAGAACTCATCGCGTGTGAGCTCCGACGTGCTGCGATAGACGACGGCGGTCATCTCCTCGCCGGTCGTCGTGCTGACGACGGTGACCGGATGCCCGAGAAACTGCGCCGACAGGAGGCCGTGCATGTCCTTCGGCGACGTGCCGGCGACCTCGGCGAGCCGCGTGACCACGACGGCCCGGTAGTACTGCCGCAGCTTGACGAGGCGCATCGCCTCCTCGCCCGCGGGCTCGACGGTCAGGACGATGCCGCCGTTCCGGACCGTCTTGAGCGCCGCGGCGGTCGTCACTTTGTCATCGAGCCGGATGACCCCATCGGTCACCACGCCCGTCGACACGACCGCCGCGGGGCTCGGGCGCTTCATGCGGCCTCCCGTCCTTGCGCGGCGCGCGCCAACGCGTTGACCTCAACGACTTCGCGGTCCACTTCAGAGAGGAACAGCCGCACCACGAGCTCGTAGGCGGCGCGCTGCGACTTGTCCATCGTGATGCGCGTGATCTTGATCCGCAGCCCTTCGGGGAACCGCGGATCATAGGACACGAAGTCGCACCAGTCAGCACCGCTCATCCAGAGGTTGTGCTGACACTGGCGGAGATAGCCGAGCGGCACGTCCCCGCGCAGATACTCCAGGTGCGTCGCCGACTTCGGCACCTTGAGCTCGAGAATGCCCTGGTAGTGGTCGATCTCGCCGTCGAGCGAGCAGCCCGCCATCAGCGTCGGATGCAGCAGGAACCCCGAGCGCCGCGCGACGTGGCCCGTCTCCGCCTCGTAAGCCCGGAACGCCGCGGCTTCTTCGTCGATGCCCCGCTGCATGTCCTTCGACACGTACCCGTCTTCCTGCGAGACGCCGGTCACGCGCTCGAGCATGAGCCGGACGCGGAGATTGCGGCGGCCGGCGGCCTCGCCGCTCTTGACGGTCGCGAGCATCGCGTCCGCGCACGAGCCCGTGAGGCGCCCGAGCCGGGCGGCGTACCATTCCGGCGACCGCTGCGCCATCGAAAGGACCGTGGCGATCATCGCGCCACGTCCCCGACCTGCACCGCGGCCTGATCGACGACGTCGGCCCGCGCCTTGAGCGAATCCCAGGACTCCGGCTCCGCGGCCAGCAGGTAGTGGCGCAGGAACGGCTGCGCGCCCTTCCACGTCGCGGCCAGGGTGGCGCCGCTCGCGTTGGCCGCCGCGACCAGCTCGCTAATCCACTCGTCGTAGCCCTCCGGCTTGACGAGCCCGCTGCCGCCCTCGAGCGGGGCCGCCGCCGGCGCCGTGGCCGGCACGGTGATGGCGCGCTGCCCGTCCATCTCCTCCTCGGTGGCGACGCCGCCGACCTCGTCGGGGAACGCCTCGCGCAGGCCCGCGGCCTCGGCGCACTTGGTGAGCATCTGCACGGGCGCCTTCGTCCAGCGGGCATTCGCCTTGCCGTCGCGCTTCGTCGCGACGACCTCGTTGAACAGCACGCGCACGGGAAACTCGGTCTTCATCCCAAGCTTGGCATTCCACCGGAACATGGTCATCTCGCACCACGCGGGCGCGGTGACGCCGCCGAGCTCGACCGACGGGCCGTACTCGGCTTTCGAGTGCCCGAGATACTCGCCCGTGCGCTGCGCGGTCGTGCGGAGCTCGTAGACGCCGGGCATCACCACGTCGCGCCACTCATATTTGTCGCCGACCTTCACTTCCATCGGGACGATGTGGCACGGCTTCTTCATCGGATCTAACTGACGCGACTTGCAATAGTCCCAAACGAGGAGGACGGATTCGCCCTTCGCGCCGGGATAGAGGCTGTTCATCAACGTGCGCCATTGCCATTCGGTGATGCCGCGGCGCGCGACGGGTTCCGGGAGGACGGGCGATTTCATCAGGTCGGTTGCAGGGGTGGCCATATCGTTCGTGCTATCCATAAAAAATCATCGGCTCAGCCGATCACGGGTTAATCGGGTTACTTCGTTTCGTAGTAGTCGTCGTCCGTATCGATGCCGCGGTCCGCGAGCTCCTCGAGGCACTCCTGCCGCGTGAGCTGCCGGGCCGGCACCGGCATCCGCACCGGCTCGCCGACGGGCTCGTCGTCCATCAGTTCCCAATCGGCGACCGCGCGCGCGTGCCGGAACGGCACCGCGTAGGACGCCAGCAGCCGCGCCATCAGCGCCTCCACGTCCGCCTTGGTGTAGCCGTCCACGTCGTCGTCATCGACGGGTTCGGGTACCTCGAGATAGACCGAGAAGGTATAACGGCGCCGGCTCATGACGCCCCCTCGTCCTCGCCGAACATGTCGGCGCCGGTCTTGTCCTTGTAGGGATCCGCGTCCAGATACGCCCGGCACGCCGCGCACGTCGGTTCGGTGGTCGACGTCCGCGGGTCGACCACGTCGCCGCAGACGGCCTGGAGCTGCCGCGGCAGCCGGCCGCGGAACACCTGCCACTCGACCGCGAACCAGGGGAGGTAATGGGTGATTTTGTTCATCGCGCTGACTCCTTGCGTGTGACGCGCGCCCCGTGCGCCCGTCCCTCACAAGAACGATTGTAACTAAACCCCCCATTAGTTGTCAACAAGGAACGGCGTCCACAACACAAGCCGGGTTAAGATGAGACGATGGCCAAAAAACTGCCGCCGAACGTGGCGGCCTATTTTCGGAAAGACCTGCCGCCGGACGTGGCGGCCTATTTTCGGAAGCAGGGCGCCAAAGGCGGCAAGATCGGCGGCAAGATGTCGCTGGAGCGCATGACCCCCGCCGAACGAACGGCGCGCGCCAAGAAGGCCGGCCAGGCGTCCGCCGCCGCGCGGAAGGCCGCGCGCAAGGCCAAGCCGTAGCCCACATCGTGGATGAGCTGCCGGCGTAATTAAATCCAAAAAGAATCGAGAACCCAGACTAGCCCCGGCTAGCCCTGCCGTGCCAATCGATGGTTTTCCTAGGAAATCACTAGCAGAGCTTAGGCAGGGCCACTCAGGGAAACGGGGTCTACCCCACTGAAAATCGTAGTGTCGACGGTTCGATTCCGCCCCTCGCCACCCACTCCAACCCCTTACAAGCCAAGCACTTGCGGCGACGCGATGGCTCTGGCCTTTTGCGAGAAAATCGCTTACCGGCGTAATTCCGGCGTAATTCCGGCGTAATTGGATCGGAGTCCTCGCCCGTCCGCCCTCAGGCCGGCGTCCGCCACGCGGCAACCAGTCGCCGGCCTCCGCGGGGCTGGCGCCCGACCGGCGTAATTTCGGCGTAATCACGGGCGCCGCCTCCCGGTCAACGTCTCCTCCATGTCCCGGCCGCCGAAATGCTGGTCGGTCAGTTGGAGGTAGCGCTGCGTCATCCGGAAGTCCGCATGCCCCAACCAGCGCGAGATCTTCAGCAGATCGATCCGCTGTTCCCACCAGCGCGAGGCACACTCCCGCCGCAGATCATGGAGATGGAGATTGATCGCGGCAAAGTCGATCGCCGCCTGCTCCGAGGTGCGCCCGGCACCGTCCGGCTGGATCTTCCCATGCGCGAGGAGCACGACCGTTTCCCACGCGCTGCGGCAGTTGTACAGGTGCCCTTCGTCGTCGCCGAAGACGTACTCGTCCGGCTTCAAGAACCGCCGTTGCTCGAGCAGCGGCCGCAAGGGGCTCTCCTCCGCGAGCCACACCGTCCGCGGCGCGCTCTTGCCGCGTTTGAGCGTGACGTCCCACGTCTTGAAGTTGACGTCCGCGAGCAGCACGCGATCGAGCTCGCTGCCCCGTGCCCCGAGCCAGAGCGTCCCGAGCAGCCGCCGCTTGAGCGCCCGGCCGCTGTACTTGTGATCGGCGGAGTCCAAGACATCACAGGCCGCCAGCAGCGCCGCCTCTTCGCCCTCCTGCAGGCGGCGCGTCCGCTGCACTTCATCGCCCGCCTTGATCTGGATGCCGTAGCGATGGAACGGTGTGCGCATCAACCGGGGCGGCTGCTGGAACCGACACCAGTTGATGAAATGCCGGAGCTGCTGCATCAGCCGATTGACCGCGGCCGGCCCGCGGCCGTCCTCGAGCGGTTCCTGCGGCTCGCCGGTCTTCAGGTGCGGGGGACGCCAGCCCTCGCGCAGCGCGGACATGAACTCGAGGCCCGTTGCTTCGCGCTCGAGCTCGACGAGCGGCCGGGCGCCGAAGTAGGCCGAGAGATGCCGGATCTCGCTCACGGCCGTCGCCTGTACGCGCAGTTTCGGGACTTCGACGGCGGCGTAATCTTCCAGCGTCCCCGCAATACTGGAGGCGTCAGCCTGCGCATTGGCCTGTGCCGCGCCAGGCGCGCGGGTCGGGTCGAGTCCAGCCTTCCAGTCCATGATGATCCGCGCCTCCCACAGCAGCGCGTCCCGCTTCGTCACGATGTGCGGCACCGTCGCGCCGCGATGGATCGCGTAGTCATCGATGCTGACGGGCGACCGCCGCACCCGATCGATCATGACTTCACTGATCCACGAATGATCACAGCGATGATCGCCATACGGACAACAGCCCCACGACGCCTGCCCGCATTTTTTTCGGATGCTCATCGCCGCGCCGTCCGATCGCGCGCCACGGTCTGCCCGCCGGCCTCGAGCCACGCGATCAGATCGCGCCGCTTGATCCGCAGACTGCGCGCCCCCAGCCCGAACCGCTGAATCGCAAGATGGCCGTAGACGTACGCGCGCCGGATCGTGTGTTCGCTCACCGCCGCTTCGGCCGCCGCCTGCGCCACGGTCAACCGCGCGTCGCCGAAGGCGGCGGCGGCGGCGGTTTCGACTTCGGTGCGTTGGTCGGCGAATGCCACGACGTTACGCGAGGCCCGTTGTGTCACGCCGCTCCTCCTTGTGAAAGGTCACCGGACTGAGTTCCTCTGGCTCGAGATTCAGCGCACGCGCCAGGCGCACGATGCTTTCATACGAGGCCGTCCGCCGTTCGCCGCGCTCGAGGCGCGAAATCAGCGTCACGTCGACGCCGGATTTTTTGGCGAGCGCGCCTTGCGTCAGTCCTGCGATCCGCCGGTATTTTTTGAGTTCCATAGTTGCGTTTCTCGCTTAACTATGCAGCGCAACACTAGCGCAGCCATTTGCGTTTTGTCAACCTGTATTGTATCGTAGGTCGCGTTTACAGCGTAACTCGTTGCGCATGCTCAGACTTACCATTGCATCTGAATCGACCGCGCTGAAGTATAGCGGCATGGACCCAGCCGTCCTCGGCGGCCGCGTGCGGGCACTGCGCCAGAAACGCAAGTGGACGCAGAAGACCCTCGCGCAGCTCGCGCAGGTGGCGCCGAATACGATCCGCGGCCTCGAAACGGGGAGCATGGAGACGCGGCGCCCCCAGTACCTCCGGATCGTCGACGCCCTGGGCACCACCCCGGCGATGTTAGAGCGTCTGGACGAGCCGATCAGCGCCGATGATCCGCGCATCGTGGGCTTACCCGACGAAGCGTTGGAAATCGCGCAAGCCTACACGCGGGCATCCACCCCCACGCGGCTGCGCATCGAGCGTCTGCTGCTCACGCACCAGAACGATAGCGGGTTGGCACTGCTCGATCGGTTCGAGCGGCTGACGGCGCATCGCCAAGAAACGATCTTGCAATCCTTGACGATGCAGGAGCAGGCCCAGTTCGCCGACGACCAGAAGAAGCAGCGCAACAATCGGTAAGGCACATCGACTCTGGAGGGTTGCACAATGCTGACCGGCCGCCTCGTCGCGTTCCACCGCTGGGCCACCATCCCAGAGCCCAAGCCGGCCAAAGCCACGTTACGATCCGACGTGCAGGCCAGCGTGCAGCGATCGATGCACAAGCTGCCGATGCTCGGCGAGCGCAATCCGGACGCCGCCATCTTGATCGAACGGAGCATCGACGACTTCATGCCCCCACCCGACAACGAGGGCGGTGACCACGCGCCGGCGGATCCCCCCCACCACGGGGCGGGCAACGATCACACACCAGAGGCGCGCACCCATCGCTGCTTGATGGAGATGCTCGTGGAGATCCATGGGGATCTATCGGTGGCCTCGTAATCCGGTGTCTGCGCCGTCGCGGCCCAATGATCAGGAGGCGCGCACCTGCGCCGAGCGGCTGATTGCGCTCATTGACCTGTTGCTGCAGACCCGGCCGGCGGTCGTGATCGCCATCGAACGGAGCGCGCACACGATCGTCACGGACGACGTGCGCCAGCAAATCGCGGCACGGCTCGAGCGCTTCGGCGAGGACGATCTCCGGCTTGTCGAAGCCTTGACCGAGCAACTCGATCACCAGCGTCGCCATCGCGCCGGAAGTCCCCTGCGCGATATCGAGGACGATGAGCCGCTTGCCTAATGCCTACCAGCACGAGTCATCCCATCGACGCCGCCATTCGAAAGCATCTGCACGCCCTCAGGCCGAATCAAAAAGAGATCGCGCAGCGAATTGGCCGCAGTCAGGGCTGGCTGAACAAATACTTAAAAGGCGCCGGCAAGGCGACGATCGACGACGTCATTCGACTCGTCGCAATTATCGTGCTCGGCGTGAACGGTCCGCCACCGTTGACCGTCGGGCAACGGCGGCTGCTGCGGAATTTTGCCGCGGCGCCGCCTGGCGTCCGCGCGGCCGTGAAACAGATGTTAGCCGCCTGGGCTCGGGGGACTCATATCGAGCCACGAGTAGAATCAGCTGCGCGATCGAAACCAAAAACCAATGAGCAGACAGTCGCCGTCGACTGACCGTGTTGGAGGATTGTGCAGATGACCCTCTTGGAATCGTTGATCACGCAACAAGTCAACGTCTCCGTCGTCGCGACGCTGAGCCGCACGACGGAGAAAATCGCCGAACAGATGGCGCAGGAAATCCTGAAAGACCCAGCGTTCCGGGCTCGGATGCGCGAGCTCGTGCAGCGGGCGTTCGACCGCACATTCGAGTCGTTGGCGGCGCCGCCGCCGGAGGCCACGCCATGAGTCGTCAGGATGACCCGATCACGGACGTATTGAAGGAGTTGGCCGAGACGGCAAATTACCTGCGCGACACGGGGCGGATGGCTCGGGCCGCCGTGGAGTCGTTGATTGCGGTGGAGGAGGACATCGTGAAGCTCAATCGGTTTTTGAGTCTGACGGTGGAGCATGTGGACAAGGCGATCAACGCCGCGCTGCGGGCGCGCGACGACGACGCCGGCGAGCCGACGTCATGAGTCGCAAGACGGACGACGATATCGGCTTCGATGAGCACGGGGATCCGTTCATGCTGGGCGCGGCGGCAGCGGGCAACGCGCGTTGCCGGCGTTGATCGGTTTCCTCGAGGACTACGCGCCCGCCGTGGCCTGGGGCACCCGCGAGCGCGTGCTCGCCTGGACGACCACGCCGGCGCGGATGGAAATTGGGGAGTAAGCCGAATGTTTCACGTACCGGAAGACGCCCGTTGGACGGACGCCCCACGCGACTGGGCTTCGTCGGCCGCCGACGGCAATAACGGCTGTTTTCGCTTGCCCTCACCCGAACCGGGATGGGAACTCGCCATCGTCGCCAGCGATCAAGGGGACTGGGAACACGTCAGCGTTCACGCCTTTCGCACAGAGGGCAGGCAGCAACGCACGCCGGCGTGGAAAGAGATGGCGTTTATCAAACGCACGTTCTGGGACGCCGACGATGTCGTGATGCAGCTGTATCCCAAAGAAGCGGACTACGTGAACCTACATCCCTACACGTTGCATTGGTGGCGGCCCCTCACGGCAACGATCCCCACCCCACCGCCCGAGTTCGTCGGGTGAGCCACGGTCAGCGCAGGGTGGGCAGCGGCCCGGCGAGCCCGAACAGCCGCAGCAACCAGAGCGCGACCATCAGCACGACGAGCAGGCGGATCACGATCTGGATCGGCGGGCTGATCGGCACGTACGTCTCGAGGAGATAGAGCACGACGCCGAGGATCACGAGGACGATCACCGCCTGGAGCAGGAGCCCGATCATCGGCGTCATGGGTTATAACGCGGTGCCATCCGGCGACCGCCCTCCATTGCCATAGCCGCGGGCCACCAGCGCCCCCGGCGCCCCGAGACATTCGTAACCTTTGAGATTGCCGATCTCCTCGTCGGCGGGATCACGCCCGTCGCCATCGGCGAGATTGTTGTACTGCTGCGTCGCGATCGTTTCCCAGACGACGTACTCGATCGGATGCCCGCGCCCGCTATCGCCGAGCCCCCACAGGCCGCCCGGCGCGAGTCTGTCTAAGCCGTCGGTAATGCGCGCCGCCATCATCCCGGCCGACCACGACGGATCGCATTGGTAGCAGATGCCATCGACCTTGCCGTAGTTGTCGCGCCAGAAGTCGGTGGGCGTCTCGTCGTTCGCCTGCCAGGAAATGTAATGCGGCAGAAAATGCAGCATGATGCGGCACCGCAGGCCGATGAGCGCGGCGTCGTGGTCGATCATCGCGCGCACGGTTTCGGGTGACCAGCAGTTGCACTCCCACGCCGGCGTCTCGACGTCCATGACGCCCTCGCGCAGCAACCGCTCGATGAGCGCGTCGGGCTCGGAGAGATCCGGCATCGCCGGAAACACCCGCGGCGCCTCCCGGATCCGCTCGAGGAGATGCCGATTCCGCCGCGGGTCGTGTCGCTGCGCCTCGGTGAGGCTGACGTCCGTGTAGTACTTCGAGCGCATCAGGTGATGGACGAACAGGCCCGCCTGCTTACAGCGCACGGCCATCGCGACGTAGTCGTCCTCGCTCTGGCCCGCGGCGAACGAGTCCTGCGGCGAGAGCGAGATATGGGTATACCCGTTGGCGCGGTGCTGATCGAGCACTTTGCTTTCCCAGGCATGCCCGCCACCGGCCGCGCGGTCGTAGCGGTCGAGGAAATACGTCAGCACGCGATCCTGCGCGGGGCCGGTATTCCCGCCGGGCACGAGCGGCAGGCCGGGAATGGTCACGCCCCACGCATCGCCGCGCCACCACGAGACGTCGGCCTTGGGCGGCGGCGCTTCGCGCAGCACGGTGTAGACCGGCAGCGGCGCGCCGGTATCGGGGTCCGTCGTGTCCGTATCAAACGGCGGCAAGGGATCCCGCGGGACGAGGACCGGCGGCTGCGGGCCGGGCGGCTCCGGCGCCGCGGCGCGCGTCAGCAGCAGGATCGCGTCGTCGGTCATCGCTCGCGCACCGCAATCGCGTAGGTCACCACCGCCGGCGTCACCCGCACGACGTTGATCGCCGGGTCTAGATCGAACCACTCATAGGGGCCGTCGGGCGCGTCGCGTTCCTCGAACGACCCGTTCGGCTGCACCGACCGCCACTTGCCGTTGTCCAGGCGGAGGCCGTGATGCCCGTCGCGCACGCCCTCGTCGGTGTAGACCCCGGGGATCCAGCGCATCGGGGCGAGATTGAGCAAGGTGGGCGCATCGGCCACGTCGAGTTGAATCGTCATGCGGTCCTCTCCTTCGTCACCGGCTGCACCACGCCGCGAGCCCCAGCAGGCCCGCGAGCCCCAGCCACGGCAGCCCGCGGTACACGGCGTGTACGATCCGCGTCAGCACGACGCTCCACTCCGTGACCCTCAGAACGCCCCGACGCCCCAGAGCTGCCGCACAAACGTGCGGAAGTCCTTCGCCGCCGGCAGCGCCGCAGCCCCGACCCAGATCGTCGCGAGCTGCCCGAGGTCGGTGACCGAGGTTTTCAGCGTCGCGACCTCCGCCGGGCTGTAGCCGAGCGTCTCGAGGTCCGTGTCGGGCGTGGCATCGAGATACCCCTTTAATGTCCCGACGTCATTAAAGGCGCGCTGAAAGGTGCGCGCGAGATCGCCGGCGCGCTGATCGATTTCATTTTTCGAGGCGGGGAGGCCGACACTCATACGCTGCCCTCGCTGTTCTGCGTTACGTCACCGGAAAGGTGATTTGTCCCACGATGCCCGTGCTATTCGCCGTCGTGGTCCAAGTCCCCACCGTCCGCAAGATAAAGAGGTTCGTCCCCTGGGCTTGCCCGTTGGCGATCGCGTAGGTCGCTTCCACCAAGAGGAGCGGGGCAAAATAAGCGGTCGGGGCCGAGAAGCTGCCCCACATCGCATTGGTGATGGTTAGATAGGTCATGCCCGCGCCGACCGTCGTGGTATTGATCTGCAAAATGATGGTCAGCAGGCCGCGCATGGCGTCGAGTGAATACTGGCACGCGCCCACATCGCCCGCCTCGACCGTCCACGTACCGCCCGACCCGACGAAGGCCGCCGCATTGAACGGTGGGCTGATCGGCGCGCCCTGCCCATGCTGCGTGAGCCGCCACAGGGTACTGCCGGCGTCATAGATGAAGACTGCCCGGCCGACGCCCGGCGCCAGCGTCACCGGCGCCGAGGTGACCGGGAGCCGCAGCCATGGGGTCGGCCCCTGCGAGTCCAGCAAGTCGACCGGCGCTGTCCCGATCGATTCGATGGTCACTTGTTGCCCATCCACACCGCCGCTCAGCGCATGAATACTCAGCCGCGAGGTGTTGACGCACCGCAAGAGCGTGCAGCCCGGGATGAGCGCGATCGCGATGCCGATGCCGCCGCTCGTCGCGGTCGTTTGGACGATCGGCATATCGAGACTCGGCCCGCCGCCGGTGAGGACCAGGGAATTGGGCGTATCGGCCACCGCGACCCGCCGGACATTGAAGGCGGGCGCCGTCGCCTGGAGCGCGCCCACATGCCCCACGTAGTAGGTCGTGCCGACCACCACGACCGGCCCCGTCACGCTCCCGACCACCCGGACGTACCCCGCCGCGCCCGCCGCCATCGGATTGACGACGATCCCAACCAGCGGCAGCGTGCTGCTATACGCGTTGGCGAAGTCCGCGAGATACCAGTGCCCGGCGACCTTGCCGCCGGACCCGTCCGATAGATACACGACCGTGAGCGCCGCCAGCGCCTCCCCGGCCGTCGCCGGCAGGTCGACGTAGCCCGACAGACTCGGCACCGGCGTCACGTTGTCGATCGTGCGAATGACGGCGCCATGTGCCGGCGGCGTGGCCGGCCCCTCAAACACGAACTTGTAGGACGTGGCCGGCGGCAGCCACGCGGTAAACCGGCCGGCGCTATCCGTCACGATCGGGTTGGGGTTCGGAACCGTCAGCGTCACGTCGGTATAGGTCGGCAGCGGCGTCGACGTGCCGGCCACGTAGCTCCAGACCAGGCCGCCGGACACCGGATCGCCGTTGCTATCGAACACCGTCTGATAGGGCGCCGGCATCACGGTGCCGAAGTTGCTCATGCGATCACCTTGCCCTCAGCAGGCAGAGAAAAGATCCGCGACGCGATGAC